GCAATACCGTCCGCAAATTCAAACTCCTCATGTTCATCAATGATGTACCAAGCAGCTGCACCCATATCACGCATCATTGCCTCGGCTCGTGAAAGCATTTGTGGGTCTTGCGTATTTGTCTTCATGAAGCGAGGCGGTATACCATAAATCTCACAAAGTTCAGCCCAACAGCTCTGAGCAAAATCTTTCATCAAAACATGCTTCACGGCCTTGTTAACCATGCCTCGTTCCTTTAACTTGAATTCAAGTATCCAAGTACCAAACTCTTTCATTTGTCGGTACTCAATAAACTTGTCATCCGTAAGATCAGGATAGAACCGTCCATTTTGAGGCACAACATGCGCTCGAGGGATCAGGTTAATGTTAACCTCCTCTTCACCATCTAGGTTTTTATCCAGTGAAAGTTCAACGAGTGAATACTCTAAGTACATTGACTGCATGGCATACTTCGTGATCTCACGATAAATGGAAGCGTCCTTTAACTTTTGGGTTTGCTCTTCATCCACCTCACCGTCTGGTTTCTTCAGGTTCCAATCAATGGAGAACATTTTCGTTTGACGGTTTTCAATTTGTGAGGTCAATAAGTTATCCTCCATTGTCTTGGTCCACAAATTTTGCAACGCTTCATTTTTAGGATCTTCCTCCTTTTCGCTCAACTGCAATGCAGATTTCCAACTTTTAATATCCTCACGAGTTCTCGCAATGGCTTTTGGTTTATGCTTAAGTACACGTTTACTCATTGCATCCTTAGCATCTGCTGATAATGATTTAGATTCAGTTACTCCTTGTGCAAATGAACTATTAATGCTGTCTGCTATCTTGTCTAAAAATCCCATATTACTCGTAATTAAATTTTTCTCTTGATCCAAATCGGAAAGGTTGTTTATTGGCAACTGATCCTTCCTCTTCAGGATCAATTGTTGGAAGTGATGAAATTGTTATCTCACCATCGGCAAGACTCTTTAATGTTTTGATAGCACGATCATATCTTTCTTTTGCCTGCTCATACATGATATCAGCATTGCAAAGCTGAATTATATGCCAAATTGCAACTGTTTTGGTCAGCTGAAGAATCAAAGCGTTTCTATCAGTTCCTGTTGCTGAAAAGATGGCTTCAGTATCATAGATCAGTCGGCCATCATTATATTTCTGTTTGAAGTTTGGAGTTAAATATCCTCTTACCTCCTCGATTGCTGTAGCTATACCCGTTTCAATAATTGTATTGTCACCTTCAGTTATTTGATCCAACTGATATTGGTATGCTGCACTTGTTAATTCATTTGCGTTTAAAAACATATTAATTACTGTTTAAATGATCTGCGTTTACCGACTACATAAGTTCCTTCTTGACTTACGTTTTGTTCCTGAAGAATGTAAACACCACCTTCGAGCGCATCAGGACCATCCATTGTTTTTGAATTTGGAGATACATCTATCATTTGATCCTCCATCCGTTCCATGTCTGGAGTATCTTTTAATTTCTCATCAAAGATCAAATCACCACTTCTGTGAATAGGCTCTAGTGTCCCCTCTATTCGAAAGAATTTATCAGGTTTGTTCCGTTGATCCTTGGATATTGGTAGCCGTGTCTTTTTAACTCGAGCTCTTTTCTTAATCTCAGGGTAAATCACCTGCTCATAAAATGGGTCTTGGAGGCTATTGTTTTCAATGTACTGCCTTTTGATCTGTACTTCATGCTTTACTAAATAGGCATGCGCCTCATATAACCAATCAACAAATCGTGAAGTGCTCGTTTGATCCAATCGAATCCAGTAAACGAAATAAGTGAAGTTCTTATAGCCAACCATGATCACACATTTATGTGATGCACTTCCACCGCTTTTATCTTTGTTCGAGGTCGAAGGATCAGCATAAACAATTACTTTCTCACATGACTTCAACTTTGGACACCTTCCGTACTTTATATCCTTAAATACAGTCCCTTCTTTCATAGGGTTGTTGAAGTATTCTTTCTGTCCTGCTCGATAGGAAATTTTAGAAAGAACACGATCAATCATTTCTTCAGTATTCTTTTGTGGCCATGTTGATTTACCTTTCTTGTCACGAATGTTTATGATCTGATAATGATCGGCTTTCTTTCCAAGCTCAGTGATTGTGGTCTTCTTTCCAATGATGTTTCCGTTCACAATCATCAATAAGTGACCTGAGATAGAACGAGTACCATAAAGCGCCTCCATTACCCAGTCCACCTTCTTTTGAATTCGGTCAGGGTTTCTTACCTCCTCATCCGTATCAATATCATCAATCAGAATCACATCAGGTCTAACTTCATCATTTCGGGTACCACGTGGTGATTGTCCTGCACCAATGGCACGGAATGCAACTCCTTTTTGAGTTATGAACTCCTCAGCTGCCCAGTTTCCAGAACTCTCTTGTTTACCGTAATCATTGATTAAACGATTGTTCTTTTCGAGTATTGACTTATAAGGAAGGAGTAATCTTTCAGCATCACTTGCAGTGGCCGAAACCATGATCACGTTTTTCTTCTTGCCAGTCATTGTGAGGTAAAGCACCTCCATCATTGTACGACCAGACTTTGCAAGTTCACGTGACCAGGGACGCACTTCCATCCATTCAGGTTTTTCAATTACCCTTTTAGAAGCTTTTATGTGAAATGGCGCAGGTTCGTGCGTGTAGAAGTTGGGAAAGTAGTATTTGAACCAAGCTTCGTAATTACCTTCAAGCTTTTTGATTCGCTTTAGTTTCTCAGCTTCAGTTTCATCTAAATCAATGGGTGTAGATTTATCAATGTTGTCCCTGAAGGCGTGCCAACGTTTAAGGTAATCCCTATCGCTCATTTTCTTATATGCCATACTACTTCATTTTAGTATTGATGAACTTGTCAAATAATGAGGTGATCTCTTTGGCTTTGTCTAAATCAAACTCTCTTACAAAATCAATGAACTCACGAGCAACTTCTATGATCTGCCCGGCCGATGTTTCAACTTCTAGTTTTTGAATGGAACTGGTGAGCTTGGATATAACATCTGCTTCTTTTGCGTTTGCTATTTTATCTTCACGATTAATGATCTTCTCATTCAAGAACTCTAACTGATCATATAGTTGTGAGATTTGATGCTGCTTTGTTACCAACATCGACTTCTTAAGTTTCTTCCAACCTCCTTTTTCAATCCAGTTAGATACTGTTTTTTCGGTCACTTTGACACGTTCAGCGATTTCCTTTTGGGTTAATTGCTCGGTGGTGTATAACACCTTAGCATAGTCATGTTGTTGTTTCTTCTGTAAGCCCATACATTATTTTAATAACAAAAGTGACCTGATTTTACTGATTTATAAAAAATCTCGGAAAGGCTTGCCTGACATTTTGGCATAAAGTGAAATAACAACCAAGTTTGTAGTCACAAGTAGTAATAACTGAATGATTTATGCCAGCAAAAAGCTTTGTATTAAATGATGAAAATGTTTTGAATTCGTATGGGTTCAGAACCTTAAACAGTGGGTTAGACCTCGAAAGATTCAGGGACAATCCAGTGTTATTGGATTTTCACAATATGTCCAATACATCTGTTTTCGGCCGCTGGACAAATATTAGAATTGAAGGCTCCCAACTTTTGGCTGATCCAGAGTTCGACATTGAAGACCCAGACGCTCTAAAGTTGAAAGGAAAGGTTGATCGTGGTTTCATTAAAGGTGCATCTATGGGTCTCACGTTCAATCGTGAATACATGGAGCTTCAACCTGATGGAACTTATGCTTTAACCAAGAGTCAGTTGATGGAAGGATCGATCGTTTCTATTCCATCAAACAGAAAGTCACTGAAGCTATATACAGAAGATGGTGATCTAATGTCGGATGAATCAGTTCAGTTATCAATTAATCAAATAAGTAAACCAAATGTAAACATGAGTAAATTAACACTTACTGTTGCTGCCTTGTCTGCGTTGAGCCTTCAAAGTGATGAAGATTCAGCAGCATTGTCAGCAGCTATTGAGAAGCTAGACCAGGACAAAAAGTCTTTGGAATCAAAATTAGCCGCAGAAACCAAACTGCGTGAAGATTTGGAAAATAAAGTAAAAGAAGAGAATGACGCACGTGCATTGTCTTTAGTGGACAACGCAATCAAAGAAGGTAGAATCACAGCCGATAAAAAGGAGAAATTCTTAAGTCTCGCAAAAAGTGATTACGCTTTAGCATCCGATATGCTTTCAGAGATTCCTGCAAAACAAAGTTTATCAGGTAAAGTGGTTAATTCTTCAGGAGGTACTGAAGTAAAAACCATGGATGACTTTGAGAAGTTGTCGCATGAGGAGAAGCTTTCTTTTAAGAATGACAATCCTGAAGCGTATCAAAAATTGTTTAACCAAAATTAAGAAATAATGCCAGCAAGTTTTCCAGAAATGTGGCTCTCAAGAGTCATCGCAATAGTAACAACTTTAACTACCGCTCCATGGTTGGACGGTATATCCGAGTTGGAAACTCAAGTTATTGAAGTTGGAACCGGAACTACATCCGAATCAAACCTTATTCATATTCCAATTGAGAATTTTGAAGTTGACTGTTTGATTAACAACACTACTTACCCAATACCTGCACAAGCATTTGATGATGATGATATCACCATTCAGCTTGATAAATACAACACGAAAGTCACAACACTTTCAGATGATCAGATCGATGGAGCATCCTACAATAAGATTGACTCTGCTACTAAGGCGCATACACGCTCAATCTTAAAGAATAAATTTAAAAAAGCAATACATGCGCTAGCACCATTGGGTAATACTGCAAACACTCCTGTTTTAGAAGTTACTGGTCCTACAATAAATGGTAGAGATACTATGAGATATGAGGATTTGGTCGCCTTAAAGAGAAAGTTGGATGATATGGATTGCCCAGAAGAAGATAGACGTCTTGTTTTGTCTACAGATCACTGGAATGATATGTTGCTTGATAAAGAGCGTTTTGCAAACTTACTTGTAAATCATAACACAGGAAAGTTAGCGCCAGTCATTTGTGGGTTTGAAATCTACAGCTACTTAGGCAATCCTTATTACGATACAAACTTAGATAAGCTTCCTTTTGGTCAGGTTCCAATTTCTACTGATCGTAAAGCTTCAGTTGCATTCTATAAAGAGAATGTTGCTAAGAAAACAGGTAAAACTAAGCAATATTTTGAGCCTTCTAGTGGTGATACAGCTCACCAAACAAACAGATTGAACTATAGACATTATTTCATCACACTTCCTGTTCAACAAAAGTGGATGGCAGCTATTGTCTAACAAAAGATAAACACAGAGAGAGCAAACAGCACCACAATGGGAAAACACAGAATCATATTGAGTCCTGGACACGGTGGAATTAATCCTGCCACAGGAAAGTACGTCACCTCAGGTAAGAGGTCGTTTCATCCTGTTGATGGTGCTGTTTATTATGAAGGAGTAGAAAATAGATTGATCGCTAAAGAGTGGGCAAAGATTCTGCGCAACAACGGATACGAAGTAGTATTCACTGTTGATCCTGATGACTTCAGAGATGTTTCTCTTTCTGAACGTGTAAGAATTGCAAACAAGTTTCATGCTGAAAAGCCAAGTTTGCTTTTTCCAATACACAGCAATGGGGTAACCAGTCCTCATGCACATGGCCATGAAGTTTTTACTTCTCCTGGTGAAACAAATAGTGATCATTTAGCCAAGTTCTGGATACAAGAATTTGAGTCAAGTTTTCCCGACATTCATATTAGAAAGGATTTGACAGACGGTTTTCCTGATAAAGAGGCAAACTTTACTGAGATCATCCAAACACATTGCCCGGCAGTGTATTTAGAATTATTGTTCCACACCAATGACAAAGAAGTTCGAATCTTAAGAGATTGGAAATTCAGACTACAAACAGGGCTTGCAATGGTAAGAGCAATTAAATCTTATGAAAGATGGAGCAAATAGTATTATCAATTATATCCTCTGGTGTTTTAGCCTCAATTGTCGGTTTTCTTTTTGGTAGACGAAAAGCAAAAGCTGAAGTAAAAAGCGTTGAGCTTCAGAATATGAATCATTACCAAGAAGCTTACAACACCTTGTTTAAAGACATGGAAGTCAGAATAAACGAGAGTATTGAGTCCAACAGACAAATGAGGAAATATTACAATGAAAGGATTGAACGCTATGAAGCCCGGCAAAAAGAATTAAAAGACACGATTGAAAAGTTAACAATTAGTAACAGGCAATTACACAGAGATATAGAGAAGTTTAAGAGCGAATTTCCATGTGTTGATTTCCCCAGAAAAAACAAGACAGTATGAAAAAGTATTTAATTATCTCCCTGATAGGGTTTATTTTAATCAGTTGTTCAACTTCAAAAACTCGCCCCCCGGTTTTCACAGAAGAAAGTAACATCGAAGTCATTTCAAATTCCCTGGACAGAGATACCACGTTTCAAATTCCAGAAGAGACAAGTTCTTTTATAGGAAAATTAAGCGTTGACTCTTCAGGAAAGTTTCAGCTAGAAGAGATCAGTTCAAGTGGCACTGAAAACGTGTCGGAACCTCAAGTTAAAATCATAGAAAACTACATAGAAGTAGATTGTGAAAAGAAAGCTCAAGAGCTCTTTCTCGAATGGAAGGAAAATCATAAGCATACCATTGAGACAAGAACTGTAACCTTTCCAGTGCCAGTTGAACGTGATTTTACATTTTGGGAATCAATATTCCTTTGGCTTGGACGCATTTTCGCCCTTCTACTATTTGCTTCATTGGTCATATTGGCCACCAAAATAAATGTTCCATTTTTAAAACCTAAAAGATGAAAAATATATTCGAAACAAACCCATCGTTGAAAGAGTACTTCGAAACTTCTGATGGTCGCAAATTCTA